TTAGCATTCACTCAATGCAAATCCGAAGTCGTCACTGGACACTTGAGCGGCTTCGTTAAGCCGCTGGCGCAGCGCAGCCGTTAGCTGCCTCTCCACCTCCCATGGATCAGATAGAGCAGCGAGCTGTGGCGCCAATTGAGGCGACAGGCTCATCAGTGAATGATTCAGCGCACGCGCTGTTTCATAAGCGGCCTTCTGCACAAAACTGATTTCCACCAATTCACCCTGCGCCTTGCGAAACTCCATTTCAGCCATCCGCGCCAAGTAATGCTCGCGATGCGCTCTTGCTTTCTGAAAGTCTGGGGACTGCCCTTGCGCAGGATCAGCGGGCGGCGGCGCAGCCATGTTAGTCGGCTCGGCTTTGGCTGCGACGTGACTGTACACATCACGCTGAAGCCGTTCCTGTTGGTGGCGAGCAGCGACGGCAGCCTTGCTTGGGTCAGCGGTCTCGCGGATCAACGCTTCAGTGGCCAGCACGTCCACCTGCTTGCCATTGGGCGACAGGACCAGTCGGCCGTTCTCTTTCAGCCAGGTGATGTAGCTCGGTGATCGGCCGATGTGCGCAGCGAAGGCGCTCTTTGACAGGTACGTAGCTGTGCTCATAAGCCCTCCTTTTCAGCGGCTTTTCAATGAATCCTTTCAAGATTTCAGTGGATTGAAATTTCAGTAAGCTGGCAGGCCTCCCACTAACACGATCCCGCGGGTTTCCGACCCCGTGTCCTTTGAAAGTCCTCAGGGTCCCCGGCGAGTTCTGGCTGATTCCGATCGCGACGAGGGCGTTGCGCCAAGAGCGGTGCACGGAGATCCGCCGGCTTTGGTTTCTGGCGGGAGTTGGTGATTTATCTTTGCTTCGCGGTAGATCTGCGCGGACCGAACCAACGATCACGTACCTGGTCAGCTTCATCCAGAAGCTGCGCGAGTTCATCTTCGCTGATGACTCCATTCCTTTGCAGAGCTCGGCAGTAGCCAATAGCGCCTCTGAACAGCGTCTCAAGATCACGCTCGTCTACGGCTTCAGCAAAAAGGTCAAAATTGGATCGCGCTTTAGCCAGTGCGACTGATTTGATAATGGGCATCGTTGAGGGCTCTAGATCGGGCTTTTGAACAGGCCCCGAACCGATTATTGGTACAACGCCTGTCCTTACCCTATATCAATCTTGACCACCCAAACAGTGATTGAGTCCCCATATTTCAAAAACCTATACATCTGCCGATGGTTATTTCCTTTCCTACAAACACTCGTGTTTGCAAAGACGGACATACCTGCAAAAGTTTCAGCTAGAGAGATTCCGCGAGTTCGATAACCCGTGTAGGGGGCGGCCCTCAGGGAGGACCCGGAAAAATCGGCACCCTACCCGGCCTGCCCGGCTCATGCCTTCGGTTCCGCCTCGCTCAGGTCCAAGCGCTTGGCCACCCAGCGTTCGTACAAGCCGATGGCGACGTCCGCGCCGGCCATCGCGGTCAGGCAACCCAGGGCGCCCGCTGTCCAGATCGACAGGCCCGCACCGAACAGCAACATCATCGCTGACACACCGCACACGATGCAGGCACCGGACCGAAGTGCGAGGCGGCGCAGTAACGCCCAACCTCGTGCCCCATCCTTGTCAGCGCGCCACATCTCGCCGGAGACACCGCCAACCAGTGACAGGGCAATCACCAACCAGATCGGCATCTCTGACAGTGCCTGTTGCTCGTTCGTCATTGCCCTGCCCCTTAAACAAAAAGACCCGGCGCAATGGCCGGGTCAGGTAGTGGGTGGCCTGCCGCGCTTTGCGGTCGCACCCATCGAAGATGGCCCCTTTTTACAGGTCGATTCTGGTGGCAGCAAGACCGTTTTAATGCCATCCGGTGAATGTGTGGCTTACGCCCGGTGAACGGATGGCGAATGTCGGTGAATATCTCAACCCGGCTGGCTTTTGCTTCTGTTGTTTCGGTGGCGTCCCATGCGTCCCACCTCTCTAAAACTAGGTGGGACGTCTGAAAGCCCCGCAGATCGGGGCTTTGCCCCACCGTCCTACTTTTATCTCTCTTTTCTCGTGTATAGAGAGAAATTTAAAAAGCACGCGTGCGCGTAAACGCGCGTACCTGTGCCCGCTACGCACACACGGGTGGGAGGCATGAAAAAGGTGGGACGGTGGGACAGCCCAACAACGACGCGGCCTGCGCCCGTCCCATCACTGCAAAAAGCAGTGGGACGGAGGCAGGCCGGTGGGACGGCGTGAGCCAGAGGGATGCTTATAATCAAGCCGCTTCCCCCAGCAGGAAGTGCTCGACCACGATGTGGGCGTCATGCAGGCGCTGGTAGTAGAGATTACGGGTGCAGCCACTCTGAGCCAGACGCGCAGTCAAAGGCGCATCAGGCTGAAAGTAATGCACCTGCACCACTGTCATCAGCTCGGGATCGAGGCGTTTCTTGACGATGCGTTCGATGTCCAGAGAGGCTTCCAGTGGCACCCTGCTCCCACGCCTGCCGCGCACGAGCTGGCCACCGCTTTCCATCATCATCGCGACCATGTTGCCGCCCGAGTAACCGGCGGTCACCTCATCGCTATGCATCTCCTGCGCCCATTGCTTGAGGGCCATATCGATCGCCTTAATCATCGAAGCATGGCTCCTCGAACTCGTCCCGCTGCAGCGCAGACGCCCTGCCCCAGTGCTCGGGTTTCTTGTATGCCCATGGCCGCTGACCGCTCTTGTTCAACGCCCCCAGACGGAAGCGTCGCCAGCCGAGACGGTGCAAGATCGCGCCGACGCGCATCTGCTCGGGCTTGCCCCAATGCCCTGGATCGAGCTTGAGTGCTTGACTCATTACCTCGCTGCCGGTGGTGGTCTCGCCGATCTGCGACTCTTCGAGCCAGGTCAGAATGGGCGTCTCCCATTCGTCCACCACAAAGCGTTCGTCCTGCTCCTCGCTGAACATCGGCGCTTCCTCTCGCGTGACCCACCAAAGGTCGCCGGCCTCAAAGCAGAACACCGCTTCGGCCCACAGCTGGTCGCGGATCTCGCGCAGCAACGGCACGTCGACCTTGGTACAGGCGACCGGCCAATAACGACGGTTGCCGGTGGCGTCCTTCAGGTACTCGTCCTGGTTGGTGGTGCCGACGAAGACACACTGGCGTGGCACGTCCAGGGTTCTGCGGCCATAGCTTTCGCGGTAGGTGTCGGTCGAGGCCGAGAAGAACTGTTTAGCCTTAGTGCTCTCGGCCTTGTTGAAGCTGTCCAGCTCGCCGAGCTCGACGATCCACTTGCCACGAATCGCCTGAAAGCCGTCCTTGTCGCCAAGGGCAAATGGTGTGTCCATGAACCACTCACCGCCGAGCACGCTCATGGCGGTGGACTTACCGGCGCCCTGTACGCCTTCGAGGATCATCACCGAGTCGGCCTTGCAGCCGGGTTTCATCACCCGTGCCACGGCCGAGAGCAGCCAGCGTTTGCCGACCTTGGAGGTGTAGTCGGTTTCTTTCACCCCCATGACATCGGTCAGCCAACGCTCCAGGCGCGGCACACGATCCCACTCTAGTTTTTTCAGGTACTCGCGCACCGGGTGAAAGGCGTGGTCGTGGGCCACGACGCTGACGGCCTCGATCACGTGTGAGGACTTCACGCGCAGGTTGTACTGCTGCGCGAGCCACTTCATGACGCGCACATCATCGATGTCGGCCCACTCGCCGGTGCCGCCGCCATAGGGCGCAGCCCGCAGCTTGACGATCTTCGAGCTGAAGGCGCAGTAGCTGATCACCCCGGCCCAGCGTTCATCATGGGCGAGGATCAGTTCGACGTTCTGCATGTGCGCGATTAAGGCGCCGCTTTCACTGCGAGCGAGCTGATCTTTCCAGCCACCAGCAGCCGGTGGACGCACTACAGCGAGGACTTGGCGGCGTACCGCGTCGAGGCCTTCGGCGACGTGCAGGTCGTTGAAGTCGGTCCACTTGTCGTGACGCTCGACCGAGAAGATCGGCGCAACGACCTGGGCACCGACGATCAGCGCGGCGTTGCTCGCCTTCTCCTCGCCCGGGTTCCAGGCATCGCCATTGGGCTTTTTGGTCTTCCAGTCATCGTCACGGCAGATGATCAGTGGGCAGCCGGCGAAGCGCTCGCGCATGACCTTGCACACGGCCAACAAGTTGCCCGCATCGAAGGCCACGGCCACAGCGAGGGACGTCGCCATGTGCAGGCTGGCGCCAGTAGCGTAACCCTCACAGACCAGCACCGGTTCGCCTGGTACAGGATGCGGACCAAGCAGGTGGAAGGTGCCCTCCTTCGCCATGCCGTAAGGCCAGTAGGATTTGTCGCGGCCGGTGTCTTCCTGCTTGTTCGGGAAGATCACCTGCAGGCCCATGATCTGGTCACGGGCGTTTTTCATCGGCACCAGTACCGCACCGGTGCGTGGCGCGTAGCGGACGTTGATGCCGACGATCTGTTTGCGGTCCAGGTAATCGCTGCGCCCGGTGGTCGGCATGCGCTCGAACAAACCCTGCGCCCTTTTCGCGGCCCGCCGCGCAGCGTTGTTCGCGATTTCGGCGGCGCGGCGCTTGGCTTCTTCTTGGCGGGCGCGCATCACTTCGCGCTCTTCGGGCGACATGCGACCGGCCTTGACCTTGATCTTCTGCGTCTCGCCCGAACGCCAGTCACCGAAAGCGCCGAAGATCAGCGTGTCGCCCTTCTCCGTGCGCTGCTCGTGGACCACGTACCAGCCGTTCTTTTCCTTGCCCTTGTCCTGCGCTGTCTTGCAGCGGGTCAGCTTGCCGAACACCAGCGGCTGCGCTGGCTCCAGACCGTAATCGGCGAATTGGCCCAATACCTCATCGAGCATGCTGAATCCCCCTTTCAGAGAGGGACTGACAGCTGATGCACTGAGAGCAACCCGGCTGAGCCAAACGACGAGCTTCCGGAATCGGATCGTCACAGGCTTCACAGAACAGCAAGGAATGGGCAGCACTTTCTGCTTTGGCAGCGCTGCGCGCCGCCATGGCCTGATCGATGCGTTCCTGCACTAGGTCGTTAGCGAAATCGGCGATGTCAGCCACGGTCAGCACCTCGCGTCGTCTGGTTGACGTAGGTGGCGCGGTTGAACAACCCGAGCAGCCCTTGAATGCCCCGGAACACCTGCAGGCGAATCGCCGCCAGTTCCTGATCAGTCACCACACCGTCGCCGATGCTCTTGGCCCAGGTCTCGGCGAGATCAGCGACCTGGCGGAAGTATTCGGCGATGCCGGTGGTGAGGGTCTCGGGCATGTCGTTGGTGTAGGTGTCGGCCAGCTCCTGCCAGATCGTGTCGCCGACCAGCGCATGCACCGCATCGAGAATGCGGCGATCCTTGGTCAGTTCGAGGATCTCGCCAAACTCCTGAATGTTGATGGAGTGGCTCGGATGGGTTGGCGACAGCTTGTGCTGCAACGTGGTCGGGTTGCGACCAGTTGTAGCAGCGATAGCAGCAGCGCCGCCTGGGTAATCGCGAGCGGCGTGGTACAGCGCTAAATCGAGCGGCAGGATTTCCCGCTGCGCCCGTTCCAGAGAACTGAGAGCAATTCGGCTCATGGCATTAATCCTAAAAGTTGCCAGTGCCGCGCGACAGAAGTTGGTGATACATTTGCCGCGTGGTCTGGAGAGGCCCAAAGCCGGCTAGGTTCGTAAGACCAACACCGGCACCGTGCCGGGGCGAACAATCCGTTGTTCACCCCTGGCGCAACAGCTGCCAGCTCTGTGGTAAGAACGGCAGCAACACCAAGGCTTCCGAGCCTTGGAAACGCGATGAAGGTCGGCGGCATGTGGTGTGCGCACCTACTGACATCGCGGCCCGATAGCATTGTGGTGATGCTATCGGGAGAAACTGGGCGACCCTTGGGTCGCCTTTTTTCTATGCAGCTTGTATTTCAGCGTCGGATTCGGCTGGGAATATCTCGGGTAAATCCGGCCTAAGCTGATGAGGTAGCAGCGCTCCAGAAAGTGCTTTCGATAGATGTCGAACCTGTGCGACCGGAATACCTCGCCGACGCCAATTAAAGAATCTCTGAGGGCTGATTTTGCACTCTCGCGAAAGCTGGGAAGGGCTTTTGCCGGAGGCCTCAGCAACCTGCAGTACTAAATCGAATATCTGAGCAGGTGTACTCATGACGTTATCCATACCAAACAATTTGAACGGCAAGACCAAACAATACGTTTGTTATCATCTGAATGCAAGCGCTGTAACATTCTGTTTATGAGTAAACAAACGCAAAACCTCAAAGGCCAACGCTTCCGTGAAGCGCTCGAAGACTCCGGATTGACGGGGGCCCAGCTCGCTCGAATTCTCGATCTCGAGAACGACCAAAACATCACGAACTGGAAGGCTAGGGGCGTCCCCGCGTACATGGTCGGCGAAGTTGCGCTGACACTTGTCGTGGAGCGCGAGTGGCTAGAAGGGAAAGATGTACCAATGCGGACCAAGAGCACTGAGCGAAACCCATTACGCCCGGCTGCTAACGATTCGCCGCTTTACGTGCTGGAGCCAATGGCTCCTTGGGACTCAGAAACACCAATAGACAATGACGAGGTGGAGCTCAGGTTGTACAAGGAAGTGGAGTTATCCTCTGGACCTGGAAAGGTTGCGCGTACAGAGGTTCAGGAGATCGCTGGGCCCAAGCTTCGTTTTTCACGAGCTACGATGAGAACTTGCGGAGTAGATCCCTCAAACGCTGTATTTGCCACCAACAGCGGGAACAGTAATCACCCACTGATTCTTTCGGGAGCGACAGTCGGCATTGATACGGGAATGACGCGAATCGTTGACGGCGAAATGTACGCAATCGACCACGACGGGCATTTTCGGATTAAGTTTCTTCAGCGTACTGCCAACGGCATCAAGATGAGGAGCTTCAATTCACAGGAATACGCTGACGAAGACTATGACTTCGATCAGATCATGGCTCAACGGGTGGTAATTCTTGGCCGCATATTTTGGTGGTCATCAATACGTCCATTGAAAGGCCCCTCTCTGATCTAAAACCAAACAAAATGTGTTGACCAAATACCAAACAGATTGTTTACTTGCCTCACTCTCCAACCACAGTGAGGCATCACCATGCGCGCCACCGCATCCCTACATGTCCATCCGGCATGCGTCAGCAATCGCAAACTGATCGAACAGCTGCAGCTCGCCACGGGCTGTCTGGTCGTCATTCATAACAGCAAACCCAAGCTTGTTGCCAAGACCTGCCAGCCCTCTCCTATCGATCCGAACGGTGGAGGGCACGCAGCATGATCAAGTACAAGATCGACAACCGCACCCTGCAGTTGCTCAACGCCCAGGTCAACCTGACCGAGACCTTCAACCACGTCCTGCGCACAGCACCGAAGCGTGAATGCCTGGCATTCCGTCTCAAGGCTGAGCGCGGCACAGTGGAAAGCACTTTTGTTGTAGAGCTGGGCAGCGAACGCCACACGCTAACCCTGCCAAACGACAAAAAGATGCACCTCAAACTGGCCGATTTCATTGAAGAGATCGCCAACGGTCCGTTCGACGCCAGCAACTCCAGCGACTTGGTTCATCTCCCGCATGCCGATCGTCAATACGGTCGCTTTGAAGTCCAGGACAAGCAGCGTGTATTCGAACTGGTGCACACCGGCGGCGTGCTGAGCCTCGACATGGGTTTTGAACTTCCATCAACCACCTTGCTGCAGCGGCCACTCCTGCTGCGCACGCGGCATGAGGAGGACGATATGGAACGTACCCTCGCCCAAACAGCCACACAACTCGGCCTCACTCGCCCCAAACTGATCGCTCTCATGCGGGAAAAAGGTTTGCTCAAGGGAAACCTGCCGGCGGACCCGAAGCGCGACAAAGCGTACCTGCGGGTCAAGGACAGCCCCTGGTATGACGAAAAATGCGGAATGCAGTACAGCCAGTCGACCCGCGTCATGCAAGCCGGCATCCGCTGGCTGGCCGAGCAGTTGGACATCGATCTTCCTGCCATTCCGGCAGATCGCCGTGACGTGGCCTAGGGAGTACGCCCGCCAGATCGTTTCTATGCGCACACGCGAGGAGCGTAACGCCGCGCTCCTCGAAGTGCCCGAACATCTGCGCGAGCTGACCAGACGCCACTGCCTGAACGCCTGGAACCACCCGGCACGACAACAACGCAAGGAGGCTCGACAAGGCCATGAGTAACGCTACACAGAATCCGCTCCGACTGCATCCGGCGCCCGAATCGGCCACCGTTGAACTGCTGTATCGCATCTTCGGTGATGTCCTGATCCCGCTGGAAAAAGTCCGCGAGCAGTACTTTCGCAATCTCAACGAACAGTCGTTCGTGACGGAGATCAACAGCGGCCGGATCCAGCTTCCGATCACCACGCTGGACACCAGCCGCAAGGCCCTGAAATACGCGCACATCCGCCACGTCGCCTCGCTGATCGACATCCGCGCCTACAAGGCTGATGAAGACATGCAGCGGCAGCAGGACGGCCAATGCCGTGTTGCCCCCACACCACTGACGGCTGTCACCACCAGCTAACGACAACCCCAGGAGCACACCACATGATGACCCCAATACAAATCGGTGCACTCGTCATCCTGATAGTTCTGGCCGCCCTGTTGCTTTGGGGCGGTTACATCATGGGCCGCAGTGATGGTCTGGAGACAGGTCGGCGCGAGGGTGAAGACATCCAGCGCGCCGCGAGTGCCAAAACCATCCGTGAGCTTCAAACCTCCCTGCAGTTCATCCGGGCCGATCACACGCGTCTGGCACACACCTGTAAACGACTTGAAGCAGGTCCGCTGTTCGGCCCGGCCGAGCACCAGACGTTGATCGCCATCGGCGCGCTGCTACGGATCGCCGCCGAAACCTTCAGCGCCTTTCGTACCGGCAAGAAACTCGAGCGCGATGCCCGGTCCCTACGCGAACAGGTGCTTGCGATGGCTGCGAAATTACAACCAGAAATCGAGGGCAGCCTGGCCGGACAACCACACTCAAGCGCCGAGAAAGTCATCGTGGAGGCTGCGTGAATGAGCTGGCTCTTTTCGCAGGCGTCGGTGGCGGAATACTCGGCGGCCACCTCCTCGGCTGGCGCACGGTCTGCGCCGTTGAGCGTGATGCCTACGCCGCACAAATACTGGCGCAACGACAAACCGATGGACTGCTCCCGCCTTTCCCGATTTGGTCTGACGTGTGCAGTTTTGACGGACGACCTTGGCGAGGCCTTGTTGACGTGGTTTCGGGAGGATTTCCTTGTCAGGACATCTAGGTCGCAGGCGCCGGCCTCGGTATCGCCGGCGCCCGCTCCGGACTGTGGCGGCAGATGGCACGAATTACCGAGGAGGTACGACCGCGCTACGTCGAGCTGGAGAACTCACCATTGCTTGTGGGAAGAGGACTTGCCGTGGTGCTCGGTGACCTTGCCGAAATGGGGTATGACGCGCGATGGGGTGTTATCGGAGCAGCTGACCTCGGCGCGCCTCATCAGCGGGACCGGATCTGGCTCATCGCAGAAGACACACGCCAGACGCTGGCCAACACCGGTAGCGAGCATGGCAAAGGGATCCTCCCCCGCCGCACTGACTCGCCGATCCGGGGCCGACCGCTCGAACGATCGCCTGGATCACGGCATTGGATGGTGGTCATCTGAACCCGGAATGGGCCGAGTGGCTGATGGGGTGGCCCATCGGGTGGACCGACTTAAGGCCATTGGCAACGGACAGGTTCCAGTCGTGGCTGCAAGCGCATTCAAAGCGTTCCGTACACGCATAAGCGAGGGGCAAATTTTATGACAAATAGCACGTTGGGAACGGTGCCTCACCCAGACGTCGATAAGGTTTCTGAAGAGGCTATGGCCCATATCCTGGGCATCTCCTTTAGGGCTCTTGCTACTCGTCGCGCACGCAAACAGATACCTGAAGGTGTCTGGAATAAGCAGGGGCACCGCATTATGTACAGCAGAAAAAGGTATGAAGAATGGCAAGAATCACAATGGATTTGCCCAGTGGAGTGGAACTCTTCCGCAAATCCCTCAGGATTCGTTTTACTTGGAACGGGGTCCGCAGATGCGAAACGCTCCCCTACCCCGCGACGCAGAAAGGCATTAAAGCTGCATCCCAACTACGCGATCAAGTAAAAAGCCTGATCAAGCTCGGTCTCTTGGATGATACCAAGTACGCCGAGCTGTTCCCCGGCTCGGCCGTTCTGCTGAACAGCATTCCAACCTTTCACGAATACGCACAGCTTTGGCTCGATGGTCGAGTCATCACAACCGGCACGCGCAACAACTATAAAAGTGCACTGAATCTGTACTGGATTCCGCCACTGGCACTGATTCGCATAGATCAAATCACCACCACACTTCTTCGCCGCATCATTGCGGCCACGGTGTGGACATCGCCAGGTGTTCGGCGTAACGCCCTGGTCAAACTGTCGACGATTCTGGAAGCAGCAGTAGCTGAAGAATTGATCAAGAAGAACCCGGCCGCGGCGATAGACCGACCCAAGCGATCGCGAAAGGAGATCAGCCCGTTCTCCTTGGATGAAGCGAACAGCATCATTGCCCACCTGTACCAGACAACGCACTGGCCCAGCGGGATCTATGCCGCATTCTTTGAGTTCGCATTCTTCACGGGGCTTCGGCTGTCGGAGGTCGCGGCGTTGCGCTGGGATGCTGTCGACTTGGTGAAACGCCAGGTACATGTCTGCCGCACCGTAGCGCTTGGCCTCGTCGAGGAGCGAACCAAGACCAACAAGGACCGCTTTGTTCTGTTGAATGAACGAGCGCTGCACGCGCTCGAGTTCGCCCGTCAATACGCAGAGCGTCGTGAAAACGGCATCGGCAAGATCAAAACAACGCCCTACGTGTTCCCGCCTTCGAAGAACAGCGAGTACATCAAACAGACGTCGGACCTGCACAAACAGTGGAGGCCAGCGCTGAAGGCTTTAGCGCTGCCTCATCGGCCGCCGTACAACTGCCGTCATACTTATGCGACAATATGCTTAATGTCCAACATGAACCCCGCATTCATCGCTCAGCAGCTTGGCCACAGCGTCCAAATGTTGCTGACGACGTATGCGCGTTGGCTCAACTCAAGCTCAGACTGGGGGGAGCTGGAAAAGCTCCAGATTGGTATCAAATCGGTATCAGGCAAAAAAGACCAGCTCTAA